CTGCAAACTCACAGAGTTTGGAGGAACGGATTGTCTTGGAGTCCGAGTAAGGACAACCAAGTATTGAGAGAATACGCATATACTCATTAGCAAGCTGGGTGTCCAGTATCACGACATCATCACCTAATACAAAGAATTCATGGTTATACTCTTTACCAAGAATTCCAAGTAAAAGGAGACCATGTGTCAAAGCGAAGGCACCGAATGAGGGATACAACCCCAAAGGTTGACCTCTCAACCACGATATTTGTCCATGACCAGGCATAAGCCAGGTACCTGTGCAAACATCATGGAAAAGATCCATAAGTAATGGATCCTTTCGGAATAACCAACGTAAGACATCTTCTTGAAGAGACAACGGAAAATAATCCGTCGCCCCCGTCAAGTCGATCGAAGATACTGTTCTACCAGCGGCCAAAGCCGATTGTAGGTAGGGAAGTGCTTTTTCTTGCGAAAAAGTACAATCCCAAGGGAGGCGTTTCAGTATGGAATATATAGAATCACCAAGTGGTTCTAATACCCGCTGAAATACCCTTCCAGGATTGGCTACAGCACGAAGCTTATAGCCAGCTTCCTGGATTAACCCAACCCTACCAACCATGAAGCATCCTTGGACATATGACGGGCTTCGCATACCTTTGCGAAGAACATCATAAGGAAGTATACTTTTAAGAACAGGCTCATAAAGAGCTTTGTACTTATTGTAATGCTTCCATCCTTCCACAGTATCCAAAAGATACAAGGAAGAATCAATGAGAGAATCCTCCTCAGGGAGGGAACCAACAGGTGTTGGTCCTCTACGTTGAGGTGATACTCTCATATCCAAGAGAGACCCCGCTGGCGGAAGGGAACCCTGAACCGGCCTCAATCCAGAAAAGTAGCAGCCTTTGCTGATATACTTTAAGGATTGACTAAGGCCGTGCTGAGGAACAGGACAGGAGACTCCAGAGACAAACTTCTTATACTGAATAGGGGTAACCCTATCAGCATAAAGAAGAGTGTAAATCTGGACTAACTGGATGCCCTTTGAGAAATTAGTAGGGGATTTCCCCATCCATATTTCTAAAGAGCCAAGAACCGAAGAAAACCGATGTTTTCGACGGGACTTCCCGATCCAAGTGCTAACCGGTGGTAAACCGGAAGAACTACGGATCAAGTCCAGTTTGTAAGCTTTAAGCCTACCAACTGTCCATTCCTCACCGGAACATTTAGACCATTTATTGAACAATTCAATAAAAGGTATAACTATGTTCCGTGGGACTCCAATGGCTAGACCCTTAGAGGCGATATCCCTTTTAACCGAGCATATTATGCTCATAGTCAATTCTCCTTTCGGATGTATTGACGGTTTCAAGGGCTCCGCCCAGGAGCCATAGGGGAGATTCAGGACCCAGACACCCCATTTACTAGCTAAGCACTACTTCAAAAAGAAGTAGAGAACAAAGACGAGAAGAAGAATCCAAAAGCTCCACTTCCAACCGTTCCGACAAAGATTAGGTCTTCCGACTTCATCTTGGTCGTCTACGTCCTTGGAGGCAGTTTCAAGAATAACATTCCTCTCACGAAGAGTGTTCAATTCTTGCTGTTGGCGGGATATCTGCAACTCCAACTTATGTACCATCTCTTCATGGATGGTCCCAAGAGTTCGAAGTGCAACAATATCACGTTCAACAGATTCGCGCAGCTTACCATCTGGTAAGTCAGGCAGAATACTGGCCACATAACGTAACCATTTGAGCTTTTCGACATTGTCGATTAACTCTTTTGGAACGCCAGGAGGCGGGGCGAATGTTCTTTCTTCTCTCATAGTTAACTCCTTTTCTTTAGAAGAGGTGCCGCTAGTGAATGGTTTACCACACCATTCG